TTATTGTTTTATCGTAACGACTAATGTTTTTAATAATTTGTTCTAATTCTAAATCCCCATATTTTTTCTTATCCAAAGCGTCGTTTAACTTATCTACGTATCCTTTATAATGTTTATTATAATGAAAATTCATTGTTTCAGAATCAATGAATTGTTTGAGGGCTGAGTAAGAATAGGGTAATTTTTCAATACCTATTTTTTTCATTTCTTGTATTAACAACTTTTTTTCTTGACCGGACTTCCTTTCAATTATTTGTCTTTCAAGTTGTTCAATTTTTTTTTCTAATTTATTCATAAGTGTGAGTTATTACTATAAATAACTCTTAAGTTCATTAATATCTATGTTCGTTAATTTTTTGTAAAATTTCTTCAACATAATCGGCGGGACCATTGTTGTCACCCATGACAGTTGCGATTACATGTTTTTTCTTATTAAGGATATCATAAATAATCCCCTCAATGGTATTTTCAAAAATAGGGTAATACACAAGTACATTGTTTTTTTGTCCATATCTATAAGCCCTGTCTTCGGCTTGTGAATGGTCTGAAGGAAGAAAAGAAAGGTCGTTCATTATAACCGCCTCACCTGCAGTGAGAGTGATTCCAACACCTGCTGCCTTTATGTTTCCTACAAAAACTTTTACTTTTTCGTTGTTTTGAAAATTATCAACACTATCTTGTCTTTCCCCTTTGGACATTGAGCCGTCGAGTTTAACTGCCGCCTTTCCGAAATGTTCACAAATTTTATTTAGTGAGTTCGTAAAGTTACAAAATACTATAACTTTTTTTCCTTGTTCTACAATATTTTCCGCTATCTCAATCGTCTGATTTATTTTTTCATCCGCAATTATTTGTCTTACTTTTGTTAACTTTGTAAATTGAACCGTTAGTGATTTTGACTCTTCCGGATTTTTTTCATACCAATTATAATACTCCCCCATAACTTCTTCATACTCTTTTGATTTAAGTCTTAAGTAAACAGGAGTAATAATTTTGTCGGGTAAATCTAAAACATCTTCTTTGAGTCTTCTCAATATAAGATTGGTTGTTCGGTCTCTTAATTCTTCTAGATTTGATGCACCCATTACGTTCCAAACTTTTCTGGGTCCTACCCTGAATTGATACCCCTCACAATATCTTATGACGTAGGCCATCCAATTTTTGGCAACTGGAGAATCAACAAGACTTAAAAGATTATAATAATCTATTGGTCTTGAGGTCATTGGGGTACCTGTTAACAACCATAGTCTGTCAACACTTTTAACAATGTCGTTTATTAGTTTCGTACGTTGAGCTTGAGCATTTTTAATATAGTGTGCTTCATCAACAACCACCAAATCAAAATTGGCGCTAATAATTTGCGATTCATTTTTTCTTTTAGTGTCATGGAAATTTTTTATAATGTCATAATTTATTATTACAAAATCTTCTTCAGAAGAAAAGTTTTTACCCTCGGCAATTGATACGCTTTTATTTGTATAATTTTCAATTTCTCTTTTCCAATTTATCTTAAGTGTTGCGGGACAAATAATTAAAACCTTTTTTGCACCAGCTTCTAAAGCTGCTATTATTGTTGATGTTGTTTTACCTAAACCCATATCATCAGCTAAAATGTATCTTTTGTTTTCTACAAGTTTTTGAATTGCGTATTTTTGATGTGCGAGAGGTGGCCTATTAGAATATTTTTCAAAATCTAATACAACATCTTTTACTGTATTGTCTTTAATAATTGAAGCCTTTGGTAACCAAAAATCGTGTAGTTGTTCATTGTCAAAAACTTTACCCCAAATGTGGTATGCCTTATCTTTTTCCGCCAATAATTTTTCAACCCAAACTTTATCTGGTATTGTTGTGTAGAGCTTATCGTCTGCTAGTTTCTGTGCAAAATACGAATCAAGTATAATCCATTTTTTTGCAACCTTTGGTTGTTTTTCATGATTACTTATAATGTAATCTGATTGACTTCGTGTCGGGTAGAATTTTTTGTTTACCTGAGCTTTTCTCTTTAATTCAAGTATGTAATTGTTAGCACCTTGGTATTCTTCCAAAATTGTTAGTGCTCTTGATTCTAATGTAATTTCTTGAGGCATTATTTAATTTCGATAGAAGTCCTTCCATCTTCCCAATATGATTGTCCACCATAATAGACAAATATTTCTTCATTTGGTTCAATATCACGAAGGGAGAAAAACTCAAACACATTATCATTATAAACTGACCTCCAATCTGCGTTCGGACTTTCGCTATGATTATAAAGAGAAGCATACCCCAAACCAACTACTTGTTTCTCCCAAGTAGTTCCTGATGGCCAGTTAAATCTATAGTTTAACAACACATATGAAGTTTCTCCGTAGTTCATTCCTAAATCAATTACGGGACAGATTTCGAACACATCCCCTTCTTTGATTTTCTTCTTTGCAAATACGCCAAGACCATGGATAGGGCTATAGTTAACATATATTTTATCTGACGGAATGATTTTCACTACAAGTTGTTTGGGTTAAATATAATAACATTCAAAGTATTTATCAATAATGGAAAATTTAGTACCTATAACACGACTTGGTAAATTCTTTGGTGGTGAAGATTATGCTCTTGATATTGGTATGGGTGAGGAGTGGTTGTTGGGTGATATGAACTTTACTGTCATACTTTACCGTATAGACAGATATAAAACAAAAACTGATGATGTTTATGGTGAAGTATTAGAGGATGGTGTTCAGTTTCTTGCTCCTGTTGAGTTGAAAGGGTACGTTCAAGTAATGGCTCCAGCAAACAAGTTTCTTGGTAACTCAAGAGTAGAACAGCAAGAGCCGGGTAATATGAGATTTAGTATATATCAAAAAACTCTTGAGGATATGGGTGTCGAAATATTCATGGGTGATTATTTCGGATACTATGAGACTGAAGATAGAGTTAGATATTATGTTGTAAGTGATGATGGGTATGTAAGGTCAGATAATAAACATACTTACGGTGGGTACAAGCCATTTTACAGAACAATTGTTGCTACCTATGTAAGTGAAAATGAATTCAAAGGAATATGACAAAGTTTATACTTAATGAAGAGGGTGACAAAATGGTTATTGTCACTGAAGGTTTGATTGACTTTCTCGCAGACAAATTAAAAGATGTCTTGGGTGATGACTCATACGAAAAGTTAAGAAAACAATTTGGTTTCGACGATAAAGAGAATTCAGAAAGAGTTCAAGTTGAAATACCAAAAGATTTGGAATCAAAATATAATTTTCATCAAATACCTGACGGTAAAAATAATTTTCGTTCGGCTCAATTACCTGGAGATGTTTTGGCATCAGTTATAAAAAAATATAAAATAAAGAACGTAATTCGTTTAAACGGAGATGGTAACGATTCTTATCATAGACAAGCCAGTGAAAAACTATCAAGAGAAGATGAAAAGAAAATTTGTGAGGAATTGAATTGTAAATTCGAACCTATCAAAGCTCACATGGGGTATAAGTTTGGAGAAGGTTATGTTGGTTCTCTTGATTCGGTGTCCTCAATACTACAAAAAGGTAACACATTGATACATTGTGCTCATGGTGCAGACAGAACTGGAGGTCTTGTTGGTGGGTACCTCAAAAAAACGGGGAAAGAAAAAGACTTGGACAAACTTTGGGAATACACAACAAAGTACAATGGATGGAAGAGAATGATTAATGCCAATAGATTTTTTGGCTCGGGTTATGACAAATATGCGGATACTTTTTATCCTATCCCTGAACTGAAAAAAAAATATGAAAAATGAAAATAATACTCACAGAATCACAATTTGATTCAGTGTTCGGAGGAAAAAGGGTTATGGTTTATTATAATCTTCATAAACACACTTTTTCAATAACACTTGCAGGAAAAGTTATAATGCATGCCGATATGGTTAAGTTGTCGGACGTAGAATTTAGAGTAAGAAAGGGTGGTAAAGAAAGGGTGAGGGGTGAGAAAAGAAAAAATGTTCACGCTTTCGTTATTGGTGATTTGATTGATTATTGTGAACATCCTTGTTCAGAGGTTTTGGAGCCCTCTTTTGGTGATTTGGTTACTTATAACCCGTATGAGAACGATAGTTTTATATTGAAAAGTACAGGTGAGTCAATATTTGATGCTGATGAGGTTTTACTTGTAAATTCTAAAAATAAAATATTTGTACTTAATTGATATGCCGTTTCCAAAACAAATAAAAAAAACATTGCCATTAGTCCCAAAAAAGGAATTGTCTGCAAGAAGAGAGCAATTATTGGAATATATCAATAAAGATGGAACTTATCTTCCGAAGTCTGTTCTTCATGCTGACCTAGATAGGGGTATGTTGGATTTTACCAAAACTGAATTAGAGGTTGTTACTGCGGGTAAATCCGTTCCACTTTTGGATAGAATTATAACAACACAAAACTGGTCCCAATATTTGGAAACTTGGCAGTTTGTAGATTTGGATTATAACCCAAGTCCTCCTTTTATGACAGTTGTAAGAGTTCCTGAAGTAAAGTATGGAACAAATCCATCATTACAATATACAATACCAAACCGTAAACAATTCTATTATGCGTCTGTTCCAACATGGAATGGAAACGAACAAGGAATGGACATTTATACTATTCCTCAACCAGTACCTGTAGATATAAATTACAGCGTAAAAATTATTTGTAACAGAATGAGAGAATTAAATCAGCTTAACAAAATTGTAATGCAGACTTTTTCCTCAAGACAAGCCTACACATTTATAAAAGGGCAATATGTTCCAATTATCATGAATAATGTTTCTGATGAATCCCAAATGCAGATGGACGCAAGAAAATATTATGTACAAAGTTATGATTTTACAATGTTAGGATATCTTATAGATGAAGAAGAGTTTCAGGTAAAACCTGCAATTCAAAGATATATGTTGGTTACTGAAATTGACACATCAGTTCTGAAAAAAAAGAGAGACAAACAACCCCCTAATCCTGATGAGTTTGAGACTAACTGGTTATTTGTGACTGGCAATACAATTTTATCAGAATTTATTGAGTATACCGCAAATATGACTTTATTGGATAATGATAATATTGATACTTGGGATGTTTACATCAACAACCTTTTCTATGGTAGTGATGTCGAGTCGATTCAAATAACAACAAACGATGACTTGAGAATTGAAGTAACAAAAATTAATCCGTCTTTGGAGGGGAACTTGTTATTTTTAAATAAATTAATTTAGTCTTCCCCGTATATATCTTTCTTTTCTTTACACTTTTCCATAATTAATTGCTCAAGAAATTTATAGATTTTAATACCCCTTCTATCGCAGTATTTTTTTAGTATATCGTGTACTGCAGGGTCAATTTTTATGTTCTTTATTTCTTTCTTTGTTTTCATGGTAGAAAAAAGGCAGAATTAATTCATACTGTTTACAAATACATATCAAAAAGTAAAGTTTTTTGATGTAGTGATGAATATTTATCAAGAAAATAAATCCGCATTAAGATAACTCAATAATGGCAACAGCACAAGCAAATCAAAAAGTTTACGTATCACCTGGGGTGTATACCTCCGAAACGGACTTATCGTTCGTGGCACAGAGTGTAGGTGTTACAACATTAGGTTTAGTTGGGGAGACAATTAAAGGTCCCGCATTCGAACCAATTTTTATTACAAACTACGATGAATTCCAAGCTTATTTCGGTGGTACAGAACCAGTAAAATTTGTGAATACACAAATTCCGAAATATGAAGCGGCTTACATCGCTAAATCATATTTACAACAGTCTAACCAATTGTTCGTTACGAGAGTATTGGGTCTTTCTGGTTATGACGCGGGTCCTTCTTGGTCTATTCGTGTCACAGCAAACGTTGACCCAACTACAATTGGATTGAGTTCTGCTGGAGGTACGGTGTTTACTGCCAACTTCACAGGTTCTTCATCAGGAAATACGGTTGAGATTACCAATCCTTCCAACTTACCTGATAGTGTAGAAAATAATTTGACTACTCAAATCAGATTGTCTGATGGTAGTGTTTCAACATTACAAGGATTTTTCAATTCTTACTTACAAGATGTTTATAGTTCAGGAGCAACTTCAGGTAATACTGTTTCTATCTTTGGTGCTATACCTGAAAATGATTTCAACTCTTTAGATGCAACATATATCTATCAGAACAATCCTTTAGAGACTTACAGTGTTAATTTAGTTGATAACGATTTGTCTGCAGGTTCTAACGATGTTTGGTATTATGCAAACTTCGTTAATACCACAGGTGATGCTTATACAGGATATTCATTTTATTTCGTAACAAGCTCATTCACCGCTACAACAGGTACTTCAAGTTTTGCTGGTACAATATCAGGTGCTTCCTTTAGTTTTTCAGGAACTGCCTATAGCGACTTTAATGATATGGTTGTTGCAACAGTTCGTTCAAGAGGTATATCTTTATTTACAAATACAAGTACAAGTGTCAATCATGGTCCTGTGTACGAAGTAAGTGCAACAACGGGAGTAACTATGGTTTGTACTGAACAATATTCCGGTGTAACAAGTAATCCGTTCGGAACTTTCTTGTTATCAGGAATTACTAACGATGCAGATACTTTCTCATTTGAAGTTTCATTATTGGCATCCTCACCTCAATATATTACAAAAGTTTTAGGAATTGACAACTTTGGAAAATCAAGAACTCAAGTTCCTATTTTTGTGGAGGAGATATATCCAGGTTCTCTTAACGATGCTTACAACCAAGGATATATTCGTGGGTTGGATTGTCAATTAGTTGCATTACCGGGAGCAAGGTCTCAAGACCCTTCTTCTATCGCTTACAAATCTCAAAGATATCAATCACCTGAAACACCTTTCTTGGTTTCTGAATTGAGAGGTAATAAAGTTTATAACTTATTTAAGTTCATATCTATTTCTGACGGTGATTCTGCAAATTTTGAAGTTAAAGTTTCGATAGCTAATCTTTCGTTCAATAATATGACATTTGATGTGTTGGTTAGACAATTTTTTGATACAGATAATAATCCTGTTGTAATCGAGAAATTCACAAATTGTAATATGGACCCTCTTTCTAACAACTTTGTGGCTAAAAAGATTGGTTCTTCCAATGGTGAATATGCTTTGATTTCTAAATACATTATGGTTGAAATGGCGGACGGAGCACCTATAGATGCTCTTCCTTGTGGTTTCTACGGGTACGTTCAAAGAGAATATGAAACAACAGATAATCCTTCACCAATGATTAAGTACAAAACAAAGTATTTTTATCCTGGAGAAACAATAATGAATCCTCCTTTCGGAACATCCTCTGGAGGTTCAAATACTGTTGAGTCATCAGGAGATGTCATAAGAAGAAGTTATCTTGGTTTCTCTTCACAATATGGTGTCGATGAATCTTTCCTTTCTTACAAAGGAAAACAAAATCCTACTAACTGGGTAAGTTCATCTTTTGAAGTACCAGGTGAAAACTTCAATTATTTGAGTAAGGGTTTCCACATGGACTCTGGAGCTACTGTTGTTACAATTTCAAACTCATTTCAAACAAGTGGTGAAACAGCTTTTGAATGTGGTACCGCAGACTTTACAGCAGACCCCGACACTCAAGAAAATCCATATTATTTCATTTATTCCAGAAAGTACACAGTATGTTTTGCTGGTGGATTTGATGGATGGGATATATACAGAGAGTTCAGAACTAACCAAGATAGATTCCAATTAGGTTCTTCGGGTTATTTGGCAGGTGCATCACCATCTTCAAAATACCCAACAGCGACAGGTGACGGATTGTTTAAGAGAATTACTGTACAGAATAACACAAGTGACTTCGCAAATACTGACTACTACGCTTACTTGTTGGGTATCTTGACATATCAAAACCCTGAAGCAACAAATATTAACGTATTTGCAACATCAAGTATTGATTATGTTAATAACTCAAATCTTTGTGAAGAAGCTATTGATATGATTCAATTCCAAAGAGCGGATTCTGTTTATATTGTTACAACACCTGACTACCAAATGTATACTCCAGACGGAACAAGTCAGTTCGATGTAATCTATTCTCAAGAAGCTGTAGATAATTTAGATAATACAGGAATTGATTCTAATTACACTGCAACATACTATCCATGGATTCTTGTGAGAGATACAGTTAACAACACACAAATTTATTTACCACCAACAGGTGAGGTCGTTAGAAATTTGGCACTAACAGATAATATTTCTTTCCCATGGTTCGCGTCAGCGGGTTATACAAGAGGTCTTGTTAACTCAATTAAAGCTAGACAAAAACTAACACAAGAGGATAGAGATACGTTATACCAAGGTAGAATCAACCCAATCGCAACTTTCTCTGATGTAGGAACCGTAATTTGGGGTAACAAAACTCTCCAAGTCGCTGATTCAGCACTTAATAGGTTGAATGTTAGAAGATTGTTGTTACAGGCTCGTAAGTTAATTTCGGCTGTTGCTGTAAGATTGTTGTTTGAACAAAACGACCAAATCGTAAGACAACAATTCCTCGATAGTGTTAATCCTATTCTTGATGGTATTAGAAGAGATAGAGGTCTTTATGACTTCCGTGTAACGGTATCTTCTTCTCCTGAAGATTTGGATAGAAACACACTCACAGGTAAAATTTACCTTAAACCTACGAAAGCTCTAGAATTTATTGATATTGAATTCTTTATCACACCGACAGGAGCTTCGTTTGAAAATATCTAATAAAATGGGGGGACTTGTCCCCCCTTTAGCCAAAAATGGAAAAAGAGTTCAAAGAAGGATTTGAGGAACAGGGAACTCCTGATATGAAATATTACGCTTTCGATTGGGATGACAACATTGTGCACATGCCAACAAAAATAGTTCTAAAAAATGATATGGGTGATGAGGTAGGTATGTCCACTACTGACTTTGCAAAGTACAGAGAAAAAATTGGTAAGGGCCCTGTAGAATATAATGGTGATACGATTGTTGGTTATGCTGAAAATGCTTTTAGAAATTTTAGAACAGAAGGAGACAAGACATTTTTAATAGATGCAATGAAAGCCGAAAAAGGACCGGCATTTGATGACTTCAAAGAAGCTATTAATAATGGTTCTGTTTTTGCAATAATAACTGCAAGAGGACATAATCCAAGGACACTTAAGCAAGCTGTTTACAATTATATTGTTGATGGATTTGGTGGTATAGATAAAGACCAACTTATAAAGAACTTAAGAAAATATAGAGATTTTACCGACGAAGAAGAAATGTCTGATGAGGAAATGATTAAAACATATTTGGACATTAACAGATACCACCCTGTTACTTTTGGGAAAGACCAAGGAGCGGCAAGTCCTGAAGAGTTAAAAATCATGGCTATGGACGAGTTTGTAAATCACATAAAACAACTAGCACATGAATTAAATAAGAAAGCCTATCTTAAAAATGATGTTAGTAATAATTTTATACCGAAGAAACCTACAATAGGGTTTTCAGATGACGATTTAAAGAATATAGAAGTTATGAGAAAACATTATAAAGGTAAACCAGAAGACCAAGTGAGAACTTATTTTACTGGTAAAGGCAAAGAAGAATATAAATAAATGAATATAGTTTTATAAAAAAAAGTCAATAGAAATATTTTTGAACTCACTATATTTATACTATATAAACGAAGAAACAAAAAAAAACTAATATATCATGGCTGATTTACTAATGAAAATGCCGATACCGTATGAACCGAAACGTCAGAATCGATTCATATTGAGATTCCCCTCAAGCTTGGGTATCAACGAATGGTTCGTGGAGAGCGCAAAAAGACCTTCAATCAAAATTGCAGGTACTGAAATTCAATTTTTGAATACTTCAACATTCGTTGCAGGAAGATTCAATTGGGACCCTATTTCAGTTAAATTCAGAGACCCAATTGGTCCTTCAGCATCTCAAGCTCTTATGGAGTGGGTGCGTCTACATGCGGAGTCTGTAACAGGTCGTATGGGATATGCGGCAGGTTATAAAAAAGATGTGGACCTCGAGATGTTGGACCCAACAGGAGTTGTTGTTGAAAAGTGGATTCTTTACGGAACATTCCTAACAAGTGTTGACTTTGGGGCTTTAGGATATTCGACAGACGCTTTGGCAGACATTACTGCGGAATTACGTATGGATAGATGTGTGTTAGTTTACTAATACTCTTTATAAAAAATCAAAACTTTTTATATTTAACCGTGGAGACATAAACTTCACGGTTATTTTTTTATATGGAAGACAAATCAAGAGAGTACGGACAAAATAATTTAACATTACCACATGACGTGGTACCACTACCTTCACAAGGTGTGTTTTATAAAAACAAGAAGAAATCACTTAAAGTAGGTTATCTTACGGCATCTGATGAAAACATCCTTATGGGTGGGGGACTTGATTTGACAAGTAATCTATTGAGGGCTAAAATCTATGAACCTGATGTAAAAATTGAAGATTTGTTGGAAGGGGACGTAGAAGCTATACTTGTATTTTTAAGAAACACTTCATTCGGTCCTGAAATGAATGTAACAGCGACTGACCCCAAAACAGGGAAACCTTTTTCAACTCAAGTTATGCTTGATGAAATGAATATTACAAAAGGAGAACAACCACAAGATGATGGAACTTTTCTAACTTCATTACCGAAGTCAGGGGTAACTGTAAAGTTGAGGCCCCTAACGTATGGTGAGATAATGGAATTAAGAAAGTTTGAAGAAAACTATCCAAAAGGAAGAGTAGTTCCAAGTGTAACATGGAGATTAGGAAGAGAGATTGTTGAACTCGACGGAGAGACCGACAAGGGAAAAATTGCAAAATCACTTGAAATAATGCCTATAATGGATTCCAAATTCATAAGAAGATTTTTGGACCAAAATGAACCCAGACTCGAAATGAAAAGAGAAGTAACAACCCCATCAGGAGAAAAACTAACGGTCAATGTTGGTTTTGGGGTTGAATTTTTTCGCCCTTTCTTCGGACTATAGAAAAGGACAATTAGATGAGTTTTATTATCTAAACACCTTAATGAAAATTAGTTGGTCTGACTTTATTCAGATGCCAATATTTGCCCGTAAATACCTTTTGGATAAGTGGCTCGAAATGAACAATAAGAGTTAAAAACAATTCATTGTTCTATTTATTAAAAAATAATTTGGATGCAAAATCCTGACCAACAAAATAGTAAAGATTATTTAAGTAGTATTTTAGACCAGTTCAAACTCTTGGACCCAGACAAGTTCAAGCAAGCAATTGCTAACATGGACGAGTATGGTAGACAACTGAACAATACTTTCGGACAATCTAGACAAAGAATATCAGCTGTAATGGCTGCGATTACAGAAGCGGAACCTAAAGTAGTAAGATTAGGGGGTAGTATAAGAGATACATTTCAAACAATGGAGAAAATTTCAGACGCTCTCCAAAGAAATGTATTAATGAACGAGCAGATTGTTTCAGGTATATATGCAACTAGCGAAGTTTTAGGGGAAGACAGTAAAACATTGGTAAAGTCTTTTTCAGATGCAGGTTATCAGGCGTCTCTCATAGGACCTCAAATGAGTGAAGCGGTGGTTAATGTTCAAAATTTGGGACTCAATACGAAAAGTGTTATGGGTGTTGTTCTTACGAACATGTCTGACCTTAATAAGTTTAATTTTCAAAATGGGGTACAAGGAATGACCAAAATGGCAGCTCAAGCTGCTATGGTAAAATTCAACATGGGTGACGCACTTGAATTTGCAAACAAAGTACAAGACCCCGAAGGTGCAATTAACATGGCGGCGGGATTACAAAGACTTGGAGTTGCGGTTGGACAACTAGGAGACCCATTTGCATTAATGAATGCTTCAATCAATGACCCCGGAGCATTACAAGAATCCTTGATTAACATGACCAAACAGTTTTCTTATTTCGATGAGAAAACAAAAACCTTCAAGATAAGTCCCCAAGGAATACTTACAATGAAGGAGTTGCATAAAGAAACTGGAATTAGTTATGATAATTTAGCCAAAACATCGATTGCAGCTCAAGAATTAGATAAAAGACTCTCTCAAATAAAACCTTCCATTAAATTCGGTTCAGAGGAAGACAAACAATACATTGCCAACTTGGGTGCAATGAATACTGAAGGTGAGTATACAATCAAGATGGACAGCGGTGTTGAGAAAAAATTATCTGACCTAACACAACAAGAATTTGATGAATTAATTAAACAACAAAAGGAGTCACCAAAAACCGTAGAAGATATTGCAAGGGCTCAGTTAAAATCTTCTGATGCTGCCAAAGCAGCTCTCGAATCAATAAACAAAGCATATTATAATGGTGTCGTTTCTGCTAGGTTTGTTAGGGATAATATTGATGCAATCAATAAAGCTGCAACTATAACAACAGGAGCACTGTCTGAAAGAGGTTCTGACACAGAAGCATTTAGAAATACGTTCGAAAAAATTTTTACAAGTGCACAGGATAAAATTCAGAAAGCGGTTGGAGGGGAAGATGTTAATAAAATTATTAAAGAAACATTAGCTGAACTAGAATCAGGAAGCAAGGGGATAAAGTCGGACTTATTAGGGTATGCTAAATCAACACTCGAAAAACTTGGGGAATCTAAAGGGCAAGTTGGTGGTAATAGTTTTATTGCTAAGCAATACCAAGATTTCATGAACAGGTTAGAGACAGAGGCGAAGAATTACGGGGTAACATCCACACAGGGAAAATCAACCACAGCGGCAAAGGTAGAGCCTGTGGTAAGTTCGATTTTATTCGGTAACCAACAACAAGCCCTACAAAATTACGTTTTATCTGAAAACAAAACTGAAATTAAGGAATCTAAAAATATAGTAGATTTCACAGGAGAAGTCACATTCAAAGTGGTCACACCTCCAGGAATGTCATCACAAAAATTTGAAGAATACATTATTTCCGATGAGTTCAAAAAATTAGTTTATAATCATTGGTTATCAAAGTCCAAAGAACTAGAAAGAACAAAGTAAACTTTCGAAAAAATAATCCTCAACCTATTTATAATAAAATAATTAAATGGGGACAACTTTAGATTTTGCAAGTTCAGATGCTTTCAGAAAAAAACTGATGACAAGGAACTTGACTCCTTATGCCAAGTCCCCAAGAAGAATATCCCCGCCAGTTAATTTTGAATATACACAGTCTGATTATGCGGTTAAAGATTCCCCCGACTCACTTATAGATACACCTTCGTTTGCAGATGGTTTATATCCGCTAAATCAATATGGGGCAGATGGAGGTTACAAACAAGTACCTGACCCAGGAGCTCTATTGAACTCAAAATCTAACGAGGGGGAGTATGATTATCGAGATGCTAGAATTGTTGATGAAGCCCCAATCGCAAGAGATAAGGGGTATCCTGGAGTCGCTCCTGCTTGGAGACCATTAAATGCATACTCAACAAATAACAGTTTGGATGGTGGTGAGGTCATTGCTAATCTTGAGACAGTTAGACCTGACCAAGACAGACTTCCTAATGGAAACCCTTACCAACCATTACAATTTGTTCCGAGTACTTATGGACCGGTTTCCATTCTTTTAAATCCCGACCCACAAGGTTCGGATGGGCTTTTAAGTTCTGACTCCTATATACAAAGATTTGGCGCGACAAGGCTCAAACAACTTTTTATTGACCGAATAGCTCAAATTCAAATAAGACAGACCAGAGGTAGAGCCAATGCATTTAACGTAAGAAGTGGGACAGATGTTCTAAACATTGTAACGGGTATTGTACCATTAATAGAACCAAACTATCAAATCACACTTCCCGCAAATCCACTTATTGCTGCAACAGATTTTGCTTTAAGATTGGCAGGAAGTTACATTCCTGTATCACCGATACCTGGTTCATATTGGGATACAAGTGTTCAGTTAGGCCAACCGACCACAATTCAACAAATTAGTAACGCCTTCAAAAATACCGCAACAGGGAAGTTCTTTAATAGATTGTTAGGTGCAAACAAGACAGGTTCTCAAATCATGTATAACAACATGGGAGGAGGACAAAAATCTAGATTATTTGCAAACATAGATTTTAATAGGTTCAAGCCGAGTTACGATAGAACTTTATTTGATAGAGCCGGTGGGGCTTTGGTCGGTTCAACAACAAACAACAGTAATTTTTATATTGGTTCTATCACATCCGACCCATCAAGAGTATTCTCACCCGACGGACAGATACCTGTAAATGAGTTTGGGATAGAGCAACAATCCCCGGTATATGGTCCAACAGAGCTAGCTCAACTTTACGAGGGTCCTAATCAAGAGGTCAAGTTAGGTGCTAATGGTCCTACTTATTCTAATGGTGGAGGAATTGAAGGAGGGTTTACTTGGGTGTCACCCAAATATAGGGGGAACGCTGGTAAGAAAGTTGGTGTTGAAGGTGAAATAATTTCACCTGACCAAGATTTCAAACCATCATCGTATAACAAAACGGAGTCTACAAACCTTGAGTTTAAAGAAGGGTCAATTCTTTTCGACACGCAAAGACTTATAGATAGCCAACCGCAAGGAGGAAAAAGACTTCAACATGTTGGTAATGCAATAGACCAAGTTAGTAAAGTTTTTCATGATGGTTATAAAGAAATGACTAAAGGCTCAAGGGTCCTTGCGTATATTGGCGCGATAGGTCAAGAGGTGGGAACTGAATATTGTAGAGTTTTTACTAAAGATACCCCTTACCTACAGTATAATGACTTACAGAAGACAAACGGTATGACAACCGAAGGGAGAAGATTTTCTTATTCGGTTTTAGATAAAACTTATAACTTGAATATCGCCCCAAATAAAAGAGAGGGAGGACAAGACTCAACAAATCTCATTAGCGCAGGAAATTCGGCTTTTGCAAAAAAATATATGTTCTCACTTGAGAATTTGGCTTGGAGAACTTCGAATACACCAGGATATACAGTCAACGATTTAGCTGTTTGCGAAAGAGGTCCTAATGGAGGAAGGGTAATGTGGTTTCCACCATACGCACTTACCTTCAACGAGAATATTAGTGCTAACTGGAAATCTAACGACTTCATAGGAAGACCTGAACCAATATACACATACAATAATACAAGCAGGTCGGGAAGTATTAGCTGGAAAATGGTAGTTGACCACCCTTCAGTTCTAAACATGATTGTTAACAAAGTTTTGGCTAAAGAATCAAACTCTGAACGTGTAAACAGTATTTTGAATTCATTTTTCGCTGGATGCAGAAAATA